CTTCTACTCCGTTTTGTTTTGTAGAGGAGTAAATTACATCACCACGATTTTTTAAAACTGTTCCTAAATCCCCTCCAAGTTCTAAAGCATTATTTATTGTAAACACTGTATCATCTTGGAATTTTTGGTGCATATCTTGAACACCTCTAGAAATTCTTTGCGACCTTATAGTAGATATGTGCCTGTTCTTAATGACATTAAAAGCTGTTTGTACAGCTGCTGAATCACTGAACTGGTTTGATCCAAAATCAATAAAGTTTCTTTGTTGATTAAACCAAGCATCAATGTTTAAACTATTGTCTTCTATAAGTTGAGAATAAGTTTCAGGGTCTTCAAGTAAACTATTGAAATGATTCTCCATTTGCAAAGTAGCTGTAGACTCCTCTTTCATCTGGTTTATCACAGGGCTGTACAAAGCCATGCGCTCATCAGTTTTTATTACATTAGCAAAAAACTGGTCAGCAAGAGCTTTCTTTTTATTAGGGTCTTTTTCAGCCGCCATACGATCTGCATGGGCTTTAAACTCTTTTTTTAACTCAGGAGTTAATTTATTTGCTTGAGCTTCTTTAAGGTTTTTTGACCTATCCCATTTAATAACTTGATTCAGCACTGTTCCGCTTAAGCTTGCAAGCTGTTCAAACATTTTAGTCTTGGCAGATTTACGCTCTTTTGCGGGCATGAAAACTGAAGACGTGTCTGTCTGCTGAACTTGCGTGGGAGCAAATCCAATATTAAATTCTGTTTTTTGTCTTTCTGGCATTATTCTATTTTAATTACGATTCACCTGCTAAATATCCTCCTAATGTTGACAGACCAAAACCAAGTGCTTGCGCACCTGCATCAGGAGCTTCGCCTGGCCATCTATCGGCGATTGTATATTCACCCCAAAGCTCAATGTCTTGCATTGTTAAACCAAAAGCCATTACTCTATTAACTTGCTCCTGATCTAATCGACCCATTGCTTCTAAACCTTCTTTTTCAATTTCAAGCTCAGTGTCTTGAAGAACTTGACCCGCAAGTAAGCCTGACGCAGAGTTATTGTTAATAGCAGTAGCCATTGCTTTATCTTGTGCAGAATCTATTTCTAATCTTTTTTGCGCCCTTGCTAAAGATTCTTGAGTAAATTTTATACCTTCTTTAGCGTATCGTCCTATAACAGAACGCTTCACTCTTTCAGCATTTTCTAAATAAAAATCTGCAGCATCTTGATATGCTGAATTCTGAGCTTGTATCGCTAAAATACTTTGACCTGCCGCTACTCCTGCACTTGCATTACACATTACTTAACCTCGCAAATTCATAAAAACTTTTCCGTTCTTCTCCATATTCAGGAACTTCTCGTAAAAAAGTGAATCCCATCCAACGAAGCCATTTAATATGCACTTTATTCCGTGCATCCACATAATTACACAAAACGTCATATTCGATTTGCATTTTTTCTAACTCTTCTTTACATTCTTTTAAAAACTGTGTTTTTATTTTTTTAATGTCATTTGTACCTACCATCCACACCCAACCTAATTTTAAGTTTCTTTCGTGGCCATCAGCAACTCCAAAAACTCCAATAGGTTTACCTTTATACTCGATAACTTTAGCATTAGGAGTAACAGCTAGATTTTTAGCTAAAACACAAGGTATGTCAGAATCGTTACCAAAGGTTGCATAAAGCTCTTGTAAATCTGCATTACGCAAATTTTCAGATAGATATTTTATATCTGTTAAACTAAAATCTCTGACTACTGCGTTCATATGTTCATCCTCCTGCTTCTAGCACTGTATTGTGCTTCATATTCAGCCGACATAAAGCTTACAGGGAAAGGTGATGAAGACGTTATAGTTAACGTGTACGCATCAGATTTAGTATGTATAGGTATTCTAAAGTCACCACTACTCACAGCCGTAGAGCCTTGAGTCGTAGATAGAACATCTGTAGCAGATGTAGTGTGCGTATAGGTGTATGTATTCGCACGTCCTGGGTTAGTTAATGAAGCTGTAAACGTAGTTGTGTCATCAAAAGAAACGTCGCAAGACATTATTTGAAAACGTCCTGATAGAAGCTGAGAAGATCCTTGACCTGCTGAACCTCGTATGACTGGTTTAGAAAACTCATATGTCATGGTGTAGTCTAAGCCGAACCATATTGTCGAGCCTGTCTTATCACCTGCAATTACAAGAGTACCTGCTGAACCGTTTTGAGTGTCAATTGTAAGTTCTGCTGCACCGCCGTCGCTATCCGTAGCTTTCGTATAAGCTTTTATTACATTACCACTCCAAGTGAATGGTAAGGTAAATGTAGTTTTACTGCTGACAGGAGTGTTGTAGGAAGCTGTAACTGCATCAAATCCTACACCGTCGGTGGCATCATAAGATACTCTAGAATCAAGTTTAGTAACAAAGATTGAATTAGAATCTGTAAGATTGTTTTCAATCCTCATTTTATACAGATAAGTTTTACCGCCTGTAATTACATCACTAGCTACATAACGCCACTGGCAAAGTACATATAAAATGTTGTCAATTGCGTGTATCCCAATGATTTGCTTTTGATCATCTGAGTCTCCTAGCAAAGGTAATGAATATTTAAACCAGGCTGACTGTACTCTTTGATTACCTTTATCTAAATATTTGTACAAATACAAATCTTGCATAGTACCGTCAGTTGCTTCAGGTAAACCTATGATTAGGTTTTGTTGAGGCATTGACGCATACATTTTCCAAGAGTTTGGTATGTATTGTGGCACATGGTCTGCAATATCTACTGAAGTATAGTTGTCACCTTGAGCATCAAGTACAGCCATTTGGCGCATACCTGAAAACTCTCCACGATCATAACCGTAATAAAGAGATGAGCCAGACGCAATTGGAAGTGCGTTTATATTGCACTCGTCATAAGAAACTTGCGTTAAGGCTACAGTTTCATTAGATAGTGCAGTACGTCCTGAACCTAACGCAAATTGTTGGGTATCAGAAAATAATATTAAATTGTTTTTGTATGGAACTGCATGTCGAAGTGTCGCTATTTCATTAGAAGACACTGCAAGGTCAATACGAGCTGTATCGAGTAAATCGATAACAGTTGTTCTAAAAAAGTTAAAAAATTCTCCTGTTTCGGACATTACACAGTTTTCACCTGCTAAAAATCCTAGACGGTTTTCGTAGAAAAATATGTTGTTTATTTTTTTACCTACAAAAGAAGGGTCTGGGTTTGTGATTTCATCTCCAGCTCCTCTGCTTCCATATTTAAAAGCTGAGTAATCGGATTTTATATTAATAGTTACAGCTTCGTCATCTGGATAATCCGTAGCTACGGCAGCACTTAAAGTTAAAGTGACTTTTCCTTCAGCATCAACATCAATCGATTCGTCTATAACTTTGGTTGCTTCGCTTCCTGTTCCGATATCAAAAACAATTTCAGAATATTTTGGAATTGATAAGAAAGGCGTTAGACCTTTTACAACAATTTGAGTATCACTTGTTGTCATTGCGTTATCAGGATCATGTATAGCACCTTCAACAGTTTGAGTAGTTACTCTAGGTATTTCCGTGGTACTTGCATTTATAAATCCATTTGCGGATTTAAAAAGAAAAGTTCCGTCAGCTTGTCTTATTAAAACATGAGGCACTGTGGCATAGTCAAAACGATACGGAATTTGAGAACCTGTAGTTTCTACCCACATACCTTCTCCATAATCTTCACCATTTCTAGTTTCAAATTGTAAATAATAATCATCAATATTATTTTCAACATCACCGTCAATTCGTATTCTAAATCCATCTGTGCATTGTGCAGGGAGGTCTGTTAAATACTGTGTGCGGTCTTTAAAAGCATCTAAATAAGTGTTGCCAACACTGTCTGATGTAGACATGATAAAATCTCTGTCTTCATCTAAAGGTTTAACTATTATATTACTGTCTTGTTGCGCAAACTCTAAATAGCTGAAATCTGTAGATTGAGTGTATTGACCTTTAATTTGCGATGTACCTGTAGGCTTACTGTAATAATAAATTTTTTGGCCGTCAGCTCGTCTTAACGTAATTTCATATTGTCCTCCACCAACATCAGTGGTTGTATCAATAAAATAGTCGACATTAGTGTCAAAGTAAGTAGAAGTTCTATTTCCAGTATTGGCGTTAATATAATAATATCTAGGGTTTCCAGGTAAAGACGTAAATTGCACGGCTTTTCCCACAACAGTAAAAGCGTTCTGCGATCCTGAAGGAGTTCCAGAACCTGGATTAACTTTAATTGCTACAGGACTTAAAGTAGAACTTCCGTCTTTTCTCCAATCTGATGTAGGAACTGAACTATCTGTATGGTAAGCATTTCCAGTTCCCCCATTTAAAGCTGTTACTAAATTGCTTGCTATAGTAGTTGTTTTAGCATCTCCTGCTGAGTTACCTGTAGTCACTGAATTAGACTGGCCATCTATTTTTACAATATATTCAGTGTTATAAGCAGCTTGTTTTAGTGTAACTAAACCTTGAGAACCAAATCTAGATGTCAATTCAGAATGCATCTTAACTTCTCTCTCAGTGTTAACTATAAAAGTAACATCTCCGATTGTTAAAAATTTAAAAGCAGTCTTAGGGTCGAGAGCTTTTAGATACTCTCTAGGAGTTGTTTCTATTCTTGTATCAGTGGTTACTGAATTGACACCTGCTGTAAGACCGTTTTCTCCAAAGTTGTAGGCTTGCATATCTCCTGTGTTTCCAGTATCAACTCCTCCTCCTAAAGTTATATCAGTGTTTCCTGCTGTACCTTCAACATCTTGAACTAATACAACATCTCTACTAGAAGCTAACTCAGTGCTTCCTGAAGAGTAGTCAGGGTGGTTTGTTGGCAGTTCACCTTTAGTTAAAGGAATGTCATGGATTCCGTCACCATAGCATCTTAAAGCTGTTATTGAAAGACCACTAGCTGCTGAACTATTGATTGCATCTGTCAATTCTTGCGCTCTTAATCCTGTACCTGATCCTGAAGGAATTTTAACGTAAATACCAATGTCATACGTTACACCGTCAGCTACTCCTCCTGTATTAAATATGTCTCCAGTAGAAGCAGATGTTGATGTCCAATAAAAACGAGCTACATATCCAAAAGAATCTACTAAATAAATAGAATCAGTACTGTCAGGACTATAAACTCTGACATGACCTACAGCTTTTACACCTTGAGTAGTAAACTCCTCTCCTGATACAGCCTGATCGTAATAAACAGTAGCTTTAGAATTGTTAACTAAATCTACTATTTCTAACTCACCGTCATCTAAAAAAGTAGGCTTAACAGTGACAAGATACTTTTCCCCAGAATCTCTGTTAATAACGTGAGAAGAAGTGTCTGAAGCGTTATAACCTGTAACAGCAGTAAAATCATCCGTCATAAATTCTGTCGGATGACGTTTCATCAAGCCTTCTACAGGAGAGGGGTATGCATTAGTTTGTTGTGCGCAGTGCGTTGGACTTCTTAACGCATCTGCTTGTTGCGATACCCCACTTAAAAGATTGGGTAAAGAAGAGTTAAGTATGCCCATTATCTAACTACATTTCCTCTATTTACTGTTCTAAGGGTGTCATAGTGGTCAAAGATAGAATGATCAGCAGTATCGCCTTCCCATTCTTTTAAATCTGCAAGCGCACGGAATTCATCTTTAGTATTAAACGTGTGATGATTACCTGAACCTACCATGCGGTCTTGGAATATCCTCGCCGCTCTTATAGTGATGTAACGCTGTGCAGGTTGTGGAAGAGCTATGAAATCTAAGTAATAAACAATAGTAGCTTTTACATTGTTTTCAAATTCATAAGTACGGTCTTTTTTATCGTAAAGCCTCCACTCACCGCCAGTGTATTTCATAATAACATCTAGACCGTTAATGTTTTCAGGTTCTAAATCGATACGAGCTACATTGGTATCTAAGACAATGTGCTTATCTCCCGCAGGAGTAAGCTCTACATCGTATTCAGTGTTAAAGTGCCAACCTTGAGCTTCTACTTCTTTAGTAACTTCATCCAGGATCTGAACAGCCATTACTACGTCAGCAGAAGAATTAGCTGAAATAATAGAGTCAGTAGTAGGTGTTTCACCTATCACAGATAACATTGTGTTAACTGCCTCCAATTGAGTAGTTCTTCCTGGAACGGCCATGTTAGTAATTTACAATGATAAGTACGTCTTTGTCATCTGCTCCAGTTACTTTTACAGATAGCATTGGGGGCATACAATCACCTCCAATAAAACCTGCACCTGTACTAGCAGGTACTACTACGTTGTAACCGACACCTATGTTTGAAGCTGTAAAACTTGCTTGCATTTTCATATAACCTGTGTCATCTGCTGTGTCAAAGTTGTTTGTTGATGTAGCTGAATCAGCCGCTCCTTCAGCTAAAAGAGAAGGAATGTAATACTCAGCTGCTGTGTTACTCTCTACATGAACCCAAACTGATTTTGCTCCGTGTAGATCGATAGGTGTAGTGTACTTATTTTGAGTGGCCTCAGTTAATCTGTAAATCAATGTTTTAGGTTTACGACCGTCTGAAGTTGCTTCGTACCTTTCATGTACTAACGTTAGTGCTTCTGTTGCTGCCATAATATAATATTTTATTTAAGGGGTAATGGAGGGCATCCAAAGACACCCCCCAAGAAAACCACCAGGATTAATTATCCGTCGATGGTAAGAAGAACTGAAGCTTCAGGACGCAACATGCCATGACCCATCGCGTATTTAGCTACCATAAGAGTAGATTGACGCTCAATCATGTATTCTTGCTCAACAGCCAAATCTAATAATTTAACTGTACCGACAGCAGACTTGTGGAAAATGATTCCCAACACGTCATCGTCATCTTCACCTGAATAATCGTTTAGTGAACTAACACCTGTAACGTTATTGTAGTGAGTATCCTCATGCTTAACATTGTTGGACTTGTAAATTTCAAATCCTGCAACCATTGGTACTACACCTGAACCGAAGCCTGAACCACCAATGTCTGAGTTAGCTACAGATGTAGTGATATCAAACGCTGTACCTGCACCACCTGATAGTAGTGAGTAGTACAAAGTAGGTGTAAGAACTACATAACGATCTTGGTCAGGAACATCGTTCCCATCTAAAATCGCAGCTGCTTCAAACAAGTGAGTAACAAGCGTAGCTGAAGTAATAGAACTTTCAGCAGCACCACTACCACCGATAGACAATTGACCGCCACCATCTTTGTAAGGCGCAGAAAGGCCTGTAAGCTGTGCGCCATTGATGATAGAGCGGATTAAGTGCCTGTCAGTTTGCTTGGCAAGAGCAGCACCCATTTGGCGAGTGTATTCTGCTCTGTAGTCATAATGACTTCTAGCCTCGTCAATAGATGGGATCAACTGAGGAACAACTAGCAAGTCATCAATACCGATGGTTTTTTCACCGTGTTTGATTGCTGCGTAATCGTATTCAGCCGCTCCATCTGCAGGAGTACCGTTGTTTGCACCATTATCAGTTATTACTGATGTACCTGGAGTGTGATAGTCAGCACTGGTTGTACCAATCACTGGAAACTGAGCGGATTTACCACTCGAAATAGTTCTGACTGTATGAAGAGGCATCATCACGTTGAACTCGTCAAACGCTGCCAATACCTCACCTGAGAATTGTTTGAGGAACAAAGCATTATCGTTAGCCCAGTTGCCACCAGTACCTGATATCTGTCCTCCACGACCCGTAATGTCCGTGTATGCCATAATAAACCTCCTAAAGGTTTAAGAGAAAAAAAGAAAAAATTGTAAAAGAAATAGAATACTGCTTGGGTCGTAAAGTTATCCTCCGCAGAGGGCCAAACACTTACGCTTAATTCTAGGTTTCTAACATCAGAAAATGTTAGAGACTGAAAGCTTTTGTTCTACTTGCTTTCTGAAAGCAGGGTCAGTGCGATACAGTGGATTTTGCATATCACGTTTCATTTGATCTAATGACTCGTAAGCATTTGTAATTTTACCACTTGTATTGCCCTTAACCAGTTTAGGTTGTGTACCAACCTTTTGAGAATAACGAGCTTGCAATCCTCGAATTGCACTCATTACCTTGACTTGGTCACCTGACTGTACGGCTTCATCGTAAACCTTAACTTCTTCAGGTGATAATGTTTCAGATGCCCATTGCATCATATCTCCGTAAGCTTTTTCACCGCCTACTTCGCTGTAAATTTTCTGAACTTCAGCTTCCTGGATAGCCATTTGACCTTGTATATAAGAATCAACGACATCTCTAGCAATACCCATATTAGCTAAACCCTGATAATCTTCTTCAGACAGTTCACCATTTTGAGCATAGTTATCGGAATATTGTTGCAATTGTTCAGCAGTAGCAGGTTCAGAAACTTCTTCAACATCAGTTGATCCTAGCTTAGATTCTAATTCGTTATAAGCTTTCGCTAAATCTTCAGCGTTTTCAAACTTTTCAGGAAGCCACTCAGCGCGTTCGCTTTGTGTTTCATTAGTTTTTTCTGTAGCCTGATTAGGTTCTACAGCAGGTGTTTCCTCTACTGGAATAGATAGTTTTTCAGTTGCTCCCATAATTTATGCGCCCTCCTGCGCTTCGATTTGAGCTTGAGTATTGTTAGCAGAGGTCATCGAACGCATAGCTTCAGGCCCTAATTGTTGAGCCATTTGCATTTGTTGAGCTTGTTGCATCTCTGCTTGGATTTCCTCTTGAGAACGTACGAGACCTTCAGTTTCTATACCGAGTGCGGACGCACGACGTTCTAAATATTCACTTACATTTACATATTGCCCTAATGCTTCAGGGCCTAATACTTGTGCAATTCCTGCTACAAAAGAATCTAGTTTGTTCAGATCCTGACCACGACCTAAAGCGTCTATGCCTGTAACTACTACAGGAGTTACTAAATCTTTAGGAAGTTTAGGTAGCCTTTTACCTTTTTCCATTCTTTGCATAAGAATGCGTACTAAAGGTAATTGGAATTCTTGACTTAATGATGAGTATACACCGCCTAGTTGACGTTCTAAACTTTGAGTAACAAGTCGAACTTCTTCAGCAGTGACACGTTCCGCTTTGCGGATTGCTCCTTCTGTGAGCATAAAAGCGTAATTTAAACGCTCTACAATTTGGTTTATAGTTTCTAAAGCTACGCGGAAATCAGCGTGTTTCTGAACTTGTAGCGTAGTCACATCTCCTGCGTTACCTTCTACAATTGCGCCATTTTCAGATTTAGAGAGAGTGCGTTTACGAGTCGTGCCGTTTGGCGCAACCATAAATAAAACCTTCGCACTTGCTGCTGCTCCTTGAACAATAGCCGTTGACAATCCTTCAAGAGATTCTAAATCACCTTGATATTGCTCAACAAAGCCTCTGGCATAGTCGTGACCATCCACATGGTTTAAGCCTAACGCCATGTAAGGCAACTTATCTTTAGCATAAGTGCCGTAAGAATCCTCAAGACGGATTCCATTTATCTCTTGAAATACTTCGTATGTAGTGTCGTTAATGGAGGAGACGCAAGTATATAGATCAACGGAATCCTTTTCTGAGTCTTCTCCCTCTAATGAAGCTAAAATTTCTTCAGGTACATGGTTAAGAGACATCGTCTCTTTTGTAACTATTTTATCTACATTTCCCATAGGATCACGCTTAACAATGTAACGTGACAAATGAAAAACGCGCATCCCGCCTTCTTCAGGGATGTGAACTAAAACATTTCCTGCAACAATTAAATGTTTAAGAGCTTCAAATAAAGACACGCGGAAATTGTTTGATTCCACTTCACGCATTACTTCTCGCTCTATATCAGCCAAAGACTGGTCTATTTCACTCTCAACTTGAGCCATTCCTTGTATTTCACGCTTGGCTTTACTATCGAGCAATAAGCGGAAAAAAGGCGCATTAGGCGGTAACAAACTTGTCAACAGCGCATTAGCCAGTGAATTAACACCTCTAGAACCTACACTTTGGTACGGCGTGACAAAACGTGTACTTTCTCCTGCACCCTCATCTGGGATAAGAGTGGGCAGGGTCAAACGCGCCGCTTGTCTTGCACGTTCAAGTACAGGAGTACGGTCGACTTCACACTTTGTGTACAAGCCTTTTGCTGTTTTTCCGTATGACATTTAAGTTTATGATAAAAGATTAGTCTGCGTTAACGGTATTGTTAAAGCTGCTACACCTCTTCTTTTATCACCGCCTGACCGTTGACGCTCTTTACCTGTAACTTCTTCTGAAGCCATTGGGGTTGGGGCATCAGGTGGAGGTGGGGGAGCTTGTTGTTTAGGAGGTTTAGGAGGTGATAAACACATTTTAAAATACAAACATACCTAACAAGCAGCCTATGATAAACCAGAATATAGACTTGGTGTTGGCAGTTAAAAAGGATGTAATATAATCTTTGAAAGCAGACATTTTAATTTAATATGGATTCGTTTTGCCGTTCGTAGACATCCTCTAAGAAGGAGACTACAGAACTTGCCCCTGCTTTATACCATATTTCACGGTCAGAATCTTGTAGGTCAGGAGACTTTTCTGGAAAAAGTTTTCTAAGAGCTTTAATTAAATGTATGTTTAAAGTTGGTAGTGTTGTTTCTTCTTCGTTCATTTTATAAACGTAACAAGTTTTCTGAAATTAATCCCTGCTTATCGAAGAAGCAGAGACGTTGTACTGGTGCGCCACCTTGGGCTAAAAACTCTTTTGCAAAATCGTTGTCAGACTCAGGGCTTCCGCTTAAAAAGAAGTACAAATCGTTATTTAAAACACCAGAAGCGTGTGTGTGGTGGTGACCTACTGACAAATAATTCCAATCATCAATGTTTAATTGCCATCCCATAGCCTTCTTAAAAATGTTAGCAAGTGGCAATGGGCTTCCTCCGCGTATCTGATCACCATGTACACAAAGGATTCCGTGGCCACACACCACCTGCTTAACATACCAATCGGTTGATATATCCCACGACACCTTGCTTAATCCCGATTTGTCGCAGAGTAATTTTGCAGTTTCATAACTGACAAGATCCCAATTGGATTTTCTTGAATGACCTGAATGTTTTAATCCTGTACGTCCGTGATTGCCGTGAACAGCTGCCACTTTAATCTTAGGAACGTAAGAATACAGCTCACACACGACGTGAGCTATCAATTCAGGCACAGTACGCAACGATTGCGTCCATAGATCGCTGTCAATCTCAAAAGGTTGGCCAGGAAATATCGCTTCTCCCTCTACCATATCGCCTTGTAAAGCTATATGTAGGACTCTAGGTTTCTCATTCTTCAAGTATCTCTTTACTTCTTCGGTCAATTTGTGGATTCTCTTAACAGCTATTTTAGAATTATATGTCGCAGTACGCTTTCCTACTTGCCAATCGGACAAACAAAGCCATGCTTCTACAGGATTCGTCTTCATTTTAGGCGGTTTCCTAGTAGGCTTTAAAGGTTTTATTCCTTTAATAGCTTCATTTACAGCGTGATTTAGTAGATATTCAGTAGTTTTAAAGTTCTGTATTTTACGACAGAGTTTTCTTATTTCTGCTCGTAACCGTTTTATTAAATTTACATCATCGTCTATTGATCCTGCCCATTCTTCAATATCAAATTTTTTACCCATTAGCCAAAATTAGCCTTTTCATATTCATCAGGCAATCGGGTATTCATCCAATACCTTAGCCCCTCTGCGGAGTTATAACTCACTCCGTACTGTTCTTTTAACATAGATAAAAGTGACCTGATAGAAAACGCAGTCTTCTTTTCCGCACGAAGCTTTAAAAGTTTTTTAATAGCTTTGACTGCTTCTGGATTAGAATCTAATTCACTACGCGAGCTGTTTTTAGTATGATTTTTCGCCCACTCATCTAAAGAAAATGTGGTATCATCCGAATTATCAGCGTCACTCATAGCGCGAGTATACACATTATGACAAACAATTTACAAGAATTATTGGCAAAATTGCACGAAGCTGTTGGCAATGAGTTGTTGCAAAGAATTATAACAGGTGATGCTACAAGTGCTGATTTATCAGTTGCTACTAAATTTTTAAAAGACAATGGTATTAATGTCGATGTAGAAGACAGTCCACCAATTATGAATTTAGTTAAGGAATTACCATTCACTGATGAAGAAAGGAAAGCAGAGTAAAGTAGTAGTTCCAGAAGAACTGAAAGATTTTAGAAACTTTGTATATCTAGCATGGGAACATTTAGGATTACCTGACCCTACAAAGGTTCAATACGATATCTCAAAGTATCTACAGCACGGCCCAAGGCGTAAAACTATATGTGCATTCCGTGGAGTCGGTAAATCCTATCTAACATCAGCCTATGTAGTGTGGAAATTACTACTGAACCCTGATATTAACGTACTAGTAGTATCTGCGTCTAAGACACGATCTGACGATTTCTCTACATTTACACAACGTCTTATTGCTGAGATGCCTATTCTGGAGCATTTAAGACCTCAAAAAGGTCAACGTGACTCAAAAATAGCGTTCGATGTAGGCCCTGCATCTGCTGCTCACGCGCCATCTGTAAAATCGGTTGGAATTACGGGCCAACTTACAGGATCACGCGCTGACATAATTGTAGCGGATGACGTTGAAAGTTTGAACAATAGCGCAACTCAAGGAATGCGTGAGAAACTTTCTGAGCTAGTCAAAGAATTTGAGGCGATTATTAAGCCTGGAGGAGAGATTACTTTCCTAGGAACGTACCAAACAGAGATGTCGTTGTACACAGTTCTCCCTGATCGTGGCTACGAAACAAGAATTTGGCCGGCAAGATACCCAGTAGAGAAAAAACTACCACGTTATGGCTCAATGCTTTCTCCGCTCATCTATGATGAGTTGGCTGAAGACCCCGCGCTCGAAGGTGACCCTACAGACCCAGGAAGATTTGACGATTGGGAACTGAAAGAGCGCGAGGCTTCTTACGGTAGGTCAGGATTTGCAATGCAGTTTATGCTTGACCCTAGCTTATCGGACGCTGAAAGATATCCATTGAAACTATCCGACCTCGTTGTGATGGATATTAATTCTGAATTAGCACCTGAAAAGGTCATTCATTCATCAGCTCCTGATAAACAACTTTCTGATCTACCTGTTCTTGGGTTTGCAGGAGACTATTTCTACCAACCTACGCAAGTCATAGGGGATTGGGTTGAATATAAAGGATCTGTAATGGCGATTGACCCTTCTGGTAGAGGCTCGGACGAGACATCCTACGCTATAGTGAATGTTCTTAACGGATTCCTATGGGTTCTCGAATGTTCAGGAGTAGAAGGCGGATATCAGGAGAAAACCATGCAAACTCTTGTAGATATCGCCAAAAAGAACCAAGTTAAGCAGATTCTCGTAGAATCCAACTTTGGTGACGGAATGTTCACTGAATTGCTCAAACCTTACCTACGAAAGACGTACCCAGTGACCGTAGAAGAGGTAAGACACCACACTCAGAAGGAAAAAAGGATTATAGACACTCTAGAACCTGTAATGAATCAGCACAAACTGATCGTGTCTCCACAGCTTATAGAGAAAGATTTTGAATCTACAAAGCATTTACCTCCAGAGAAAGCTCCTCAGTACAGACTATTTCACCAAATGACACGGATTACTAAAGACCGTGGAGCTTTACTACATGACGATAGGCTTGATGCACTATCTATGGCTGTCCAATATTGGGTAGAGGCCGCTGGAAAAGACGCAGATCAAGCTATAAAAGACGCCAGAGAAGATAAACTAGATAGAGACTTAGAGAAATTTATGGAAGACGCTGTAGGACATTATCCTAAACCTCCAGTATGGTTCTAATAATAAATATTAAAATAATAATATAAATTATTCTCTATTCACTCTCGGAGAAAGCCACCGCGACCCCCAAAATAACATAGAATTTTTAGAATTCTAGTAGGGAATATATGAATATTTTATATAGGGAAATATAGTGCAGTACATTAATAGGAAATATATTTAATATTCTTGAGATATTAGTAGGTCGGTTATATTAAAATCAAAGCGGTGAGTTTTCACACCCTGAGTTGAACAGATTTTTGGTTATTTTAATCTCGGATACTCCCTCTGGGTTTCTCTTTCTCCTTTACTAGAGGTGCTAGTACAGCTAGCGGGGTGTGGACTTTTTAAAAAACTACATCCCTTGTGATCTATCTCCTATGCATGTAAACGCCCTGGACGATAGGCGAGGCACTGATGTAGTTATACATTCCCTTTGCAGACTATCTTTAAAGTAGGCCATTCTATTACTATTCTTCCATAAGGGATGGAGGAAAAATTCATCATGGTAGGTAGTCTGTATAGGGCTTATTTTTGGCAAAAAAATGTGAGCGGGTATAACGTATACGGCGGCCGGCGACTCCCCCCGAGCGGCCTCGGAATGCGCTAGATCAGTTGAAAAATGCACAGGGGGCGGTCACCTTTTAACGCATCAGACGCAGAATGCGCTGCGCACTTGTTAACAAAACAATTGCACAACACAAACACACGCCGCCCAAATTTTCAGCAGTCTCTTCTTCTTTTTTCTTATTTTAATAAAAGAGAAATTTTTGTTTAATACATCCTAGACCAGACGATAGCAAGCATATGAAAACATCTAAAATAATACGCATCCTAGCTGAAGCCTTTGCGCTCGGCCTACTCATACCGATAGTGATAGTGCTATCAATCGACCTACTCAAATATCTAATGCCTATCTTGGCTGTCTTTGTTTGGGTCGGGGGCACTTACCTTTTTTGGAGCGATAATAAAAAATAGTCTGCTCTACTATCCAACTTGACCGCATCTAAATGGTGCGGTTTTTTTATGGCCTCAACAGATCTAAAAGAGGTGCGCGTGATCACGCAAGCCGCTTAAATCTTAAAAGCTCTACTCAAATATAGAGCGATTTAAATAACGTTTTTTCGCCTCACAACACCTAAAACATAGGGTAATTCATGCTAAATGAGGTAAAAGAATTCAATAAATATACAGCTGGTCGCTGTCTGGTCTACATTTTTATTGCGAAACACCTATTATTAAATTAAAATTTAGGTATTCAAAGGCCTAGAGCCTATTAACTCAAAATAACAAAACAATGTACTACTTAAAGAAAGAACATCAAAGAGCTTTAAAATTTGCTCTATCGTATGACTCTAAAACTAAAACAGCTCCGCGTCATTTTACAAAAATGATTAATGCTTTAAAAAATGCGCGTGAAAGTGTGTCTAGTCTTATTGACATAAACAACGACAACCTATCCATGGCTATAGATGAAGAATGTAAGGCGGATAAAAAATTAGTAATGAAAGAAATTAAATATTACGCTGAACAAATTAAAAAAGATTATTTAAGCTTTATTCTACTTAGTGAAATTATTGAAGCTCTAGAAATAGATTTAGACCTAGAACTAAATCAAAAATAAAGGGCTATAAAATTTTAAAGAGGCTAGGGAAATTAATCCTTAGCCTCTTTTTTTTATTTGCACTGATCTAGCAACTATTATCTATCGCTTATCCATGCAATTAGTAACGTAAAAAATACGATAATACAACCGCCTACCAAATAGATGAGAGCATGAGATATTAAAAAGATTACTGCCTTTAAAGTTTTAAATATAAAATTATTTACCATTTTAAATTCGGCCTTCAATAGCTTCAAAAATTTCTACAAATAAATCACGCGGTATAGTTGACCTCTCGCGATTACCTTTAACGCCTTGCGTACCTGTTGCGCTACCGCGTGGCGCGGGGTCGTGGCAGTTTTGCTTTAGCGTTTCTGGACGGTCTTTTCTTATTGGCTTACACATTGGACGCGGCGTCCAAACTCTCTTTGGGATATTTGTCCAAAGGTCGGTAGGTTTTTGGCGGCGGTACTTATCACCGTATTGACAGTAAGCTATTGTATGTCTAGTAAAATCGTGGATACTATAATCTTTAAAAATAGGTTCAATAACTTTACGCATCATGCCTCTAGGATTTTCTATTATCCAATAGAACTCAGATTCTCTAACCATGCTGTACATGATAGAAATATGTTCAATTGTTCTTTCCAACATATGCAAGTGATGTTCTACCTCTTCTGTTTTAGGTTGAGGCGCTTCACCAAAATAACATTTTATCGGTTTTGTCCAATATTTGCCGATACTTGCTACTGAGAATTTTTGGCATGGTGGGCTTGCCCATAAAAGAGAGCATCCGTCTAATCTTAAATCGGGATTTAATATGTCAACGATATTATGTGTACCCTTTTTAATTTCACTTGATGTAGGGCTACTATCATAAGATAGAATTGCATGGCCTCTCTCATGTGCAATTTTTGAACATGAACCTGTACCACTAAACAGATCTAGCACATATAAAGATTTAGGATTGTTGACCACGTCATCGTTAGCACCGTCCGCAAAATAGCGATTAAGTGGGCCGTCATTTTTATAATTAAAATTATGTTTCATTTTTTTATACTTTAAATTTTTTAGAATTGATTTTGTTACCGTGTAAAGGGTAAACGATTGTTGTTATTTTTTTAGACCAACACGCTGTACATGAAGCGCATTTGCCTTTTCTTTCATAAGCTCTACAAATAGAAACACCTTTAGAAGATTTTATGTCTTCTGGACTAGGTGTTATCGTTGAATTGTAAGAACTATCCAACACAGCGCCGTTAGTGCTATCGCTACTAAAACGGACTACTGCATTATCTAGCGTGTTCATTCTATCCAATATAACTTTTATTTTTTTATCTTTATATTGTCTAGTTGGTATCCAATGCCGAATATTAGGAGTGGCTTTTAAAACTTGCTCTATCTTTTTTGCTAGATCTGAGCAATAGATATCGCCACTATCGAACCAACGAAACAAATTCTTTTTGTTTCGCTTACCCTCTTTATTAATTAGCATGACCATATCATCAACCCAAGTTTCAAGTTTCCAATTCTCTAAATTGTATGCTCTCAACTCTTTGGCTGGCCGCCATTGATAAGCACCTTGCAAAGCGTAGCAATTACTGCAAGCGTCAACAGGTTTACCATTTTCTAATTTAGCACTTGGGCAAGTTTCCCATGCGGGCAAGCTCCAAGATTTACAAGGCATTTTTGACGTGCCCGATAGCTTAGGTTTACTCATGGCTTTTTTTCCTCATCTCTAGTTCTTGTATATGCTCTTTGATTAAAGATAAATCACCTATCAAATTTTCAACTTTATGAGACAAGTCGCAAGTGTCGCAGAATTTGCCTTCAATAAATGAGCTAGGATTTTCTATAGCGTATCCACAATTTGCACATCTCAAAATTTCTTTTTCACTCATGCGTACACCTCAACATCATAAGATTCGCGGTGACTAGATGAACTTTTTACAGTTCCCTTAAATTCATCTTCTTTAGAAAGTTGCCAAGCCTTACCCCATAAATGGCAATAATCTGCATCATCAATATCATTTTCTGAAAAGCTAGGCCTAGGTACATTACATTTTTCCATTGCTTCATCCATAGCCATATTAGCATCCGAATAGTCTTGCGTAGCACAAAGAAGATTGTCGTATCTTCTTTCTCTATTCTCTTTATTTATTTTCTCTAACTCTTCTTGAGTAAACCACTCTCGAATAATTTTTGAAAATTCATTAGCTATCTGGACTTCTAGATCTGTTGACTGAACTATAATTTTTTTTCTTTTATACATGTTATTTTATGGGCAGGCACACGACCGACCCTGTTTGAAATATTATATATTTTTTTACTATCTATAATAAGCACTAAAAATAAAAAAAAATAGCAACTGATCTAGCACTTTTGCGCATTATATATCCCGCGAATTATCTTGCTCTAACACCTGGGCCTATAGAACTATAGTGCACAGTGAAATATAAATCCTATTTAATTAAAAAAAGTGCAAAATATTTCCTTAACGTCTGATAATTTATTATTCGGACGATCATGAAAATTTTAAAAATTCGCCGGATTCGACAATTTTAGTCCGATAACATTTATTTTAGTCCGATGACATTTATTTCTGCTTAACCAGTAAAAATAATAAAAAAAAGTTTGCAAATATATTACCGCACTCTTAAATTAGGGGTATGAAGAACATAGGAGAAAAAAATGAATAGAGATACATTAGTAATGGCGTTGATCCTCATAATGACAAACGCAATAACTTTCTATTCAGCTAGTCAAATAGCTAAAAAAGAAGCCCCGCCAACTCATAGAGAATTGTTTAACGCAATTGCTCGTTATGAGTCTGGGGGAGTGGATAATGCGATAGGTCTTGCCGGGGAGCGCGGACGCTACCAGCTCTTGAGAATCTTCCACCAAGATGGTTTAGATCATACGCCGGAGATAGGTGGCACATATATGGACGTATTAAATCCAGAATATGCGGAGAAGATTATCACTAGCTATATGTTGCGCTATCTAGGCGCGGACGTTTGGAATAATCTAACGGATGAAAATATCCGTCTGATACTACGAACATTTAATGGAGGCCCAAAAGGCCCAAACAAACGCAGCACTTACGAATACGGTGAGGCTGTACTCAAAATTTTAAAGGAGAAAAAATAATGTGTGTGTGCATTGAAGAAGGTAGCTATAGCCAACAAATGATGGTGTTCCCTACTAAAAAGAAAGCTGAAGATTTTATAAAAGATTGTCAAAGCCTTGAGAGTAGTTCTTGCGACTTAGTAAATCATGTAGTTGTAACTTATATCATTAATGATGTGAAGCCTCGTGTTGAAAAAGGAGAGGGAAAAAACGAGGGGCGTTGGATTGTCACTTGGGATTGTCCAGAATGCGAGGAAGATGAAAAGCTTGAATTTATACATAACGTTATGTATGAACTTAAAGATAAAATTTCATCCTCATATCAAATAGAATTTTTAGAACCCGCTTTAGAATGTGTTAAAGATATCAGAAAGGATAATTGGCGATACAAAGTTGAAGTAGCGGAGGCAAACTAATGAAATATAAGCTCGAATGGTTACGTTATGGGCGCACAAAATACAGGCGTGTAGATATTCCTGAAAAGGTATTTGACTACGCTAAAAAAGTATGGCCAAAATATGTTGTTGATAAAATGAAAAAGGAAAAAGATGCTTCAGATATTGTTAGCGTAATAATTGAAAAGGCTAGAAATACATGGCATCTTACATGGAAAAGAAACGGCTCAATTGATGAGGGAACTTGTACTGTTGGCTGTGCTATAAAAACGCCTTATGGTTCAATCTATAACACATGGGCGCAAGGCAGTCTTTCTGCTGATGTAGGATCAAAAGAGGCTGTAGAGTATTTAAAATCTTTTGATATTGATGCGTACTACAATGAAGGGAGCGTGAACTAATGAGCATGAGCGAATACGAATGCCGACGTGAAGAGGCTACTATCAGTAATGTTAAAATTGATTTAGACAATATCGATGCAACAACTGAAAAAGGCTATCAACACTTTACCGCTAAAGGTCACGCCGTTTTATATAAAGGTGAAGACTGGGAAGTTGATCTAGAGGTTTTTAACGATACAGATGAAAACCATACTTTTAAAGTAGAAGAAAACAATCCAGACTATGACCTAGTTTTTGAACAAATCTACGAATTAGTAGAAACAGGAGAAATACAATGAGTGAATACAGCGATTTATGTGAAATATGTGAAAGGGATACGTCATACGGTTCAGGACTTTTTGTCAACCGTATAAGTTCTGATGAAGGTCACATATGCCGAGAATGCTTGGAAAATTTTGAGAAAGAAAAAGAAGAGGATGAAGATCAGTAAGATGGAAAAAACAGATAACATACTTTTAATGCGCTACGAAGTGGCTTCGGAGCTTGTAAAATCCCTCAACGGAATGGATAAAGATTGGACTTACAGTATGACACCGCATCAAGTGGAATTTTACTGGTTGTGGTCTGTCGATATTTTTGACGCTGAAGGTAACTATATATCAACTTTTAAAAAACCAAACGAAAACAATGAAGACGCATAATTTAATAAAAATTTTTGAAACTCTGGAAAAAAGAGTTTTAAGTAATAGTTATAAAGCTTTTAAATTGCTATTAATTATTATGTCAACTGATCCAAACCCAGTTCATGTGAAAGAACTTGTACGGATGAATGGCACAAGTGCTATGAGAACTAGTAAGCTTTTAGATTCTTTATGTGCAAGTGGATTAATTACAGTTATAAAGAGTGCTGATGATATGAGAAAAAAAGATGTCACACTTTCTAATCAAGGTAGAAAATTAAAGGAGATTTTAGAAAATGCCGATTACAAAATTAAAAACTAGCTACAAAGCTACGTTAAGCCATAATAATAAAAGGTGGAGGAGGAGCTTTAAAACTTCTGAGGAGGCCACTATTTGGGAAGCAGAGTCCAGATTAGCACTTTTAAAAGGTGAAGAACCTACATTAAGCGTAAGATCTAAACCTCAAATGCGTACCTTGCGTGATCTACGGAATGAAGTTTTTGAGATAAGATGGCAGGGAACTAAGGCTGAGGACAGCCAGCTTCACTACACAAAATCTGTACTAGACATTTTTAGTCCGTCGAGTTTAATTAAAAACATAAATCAAAACAATATCGATTTATTAGTTAAAAAATTAAAGGGTATAGGTAATTCTAACGCAACTATCAATCGTAAATTAACATCCCTTTCTGTGATGATGAACCACGCATTAGATAGAGGCTACATTAACAGCGTGCCTAAAATAAAGAAACTTCCAGAAAACAATGAGGTTGTTGTTTGGTTTACAAAGGAGGAACAAGAATCTATGTACTCATGTCTACACTCAAACGGTAAAAGCCATATAGCAGATTTAATATTGTTTTTGTGTAACACAGGAATGCGTGTTGGGGAGGCGTTACAGTTAAAGTGGAAAGATTGTAGCGATCAAAACATACTAGTATTGAAGAGTAAGACTAATAAGCCTAGAACAATACCTCAAAATAAAACAGTTGCTGAACTGTTAAATAACATTTCAAAGGATTATGAAGGGCCTTTTTACAATATCACTTACGCTGAAACACGTCATGCTTGGGATAAAATGCGTACGCAGTTAGGTAAAAACAATGTAGAAGGTTGGACTATTCACGGTTGCAGACACACTTTCTGTTCTGGACTTGTCCAAAAAAATGTACCTATTCAAATAGTGGCTCAGTTGGCTGGTCACTCTGACATACGCACTACTATGCGATATGCGCATTTAAACACTGAAGTACTTGAGAATGCAGTAGGTAAATTAGATGGATGAAATAGAACTTGAAAAGAAAAATAAAAAGATATCTGAAAAAAGATATCACCAAAAAAATAAAGCCCTCATATCGATGGGGGCTGAATCCCACACTAAAGTGGGTAAGATTGCAGTAAGCCACGCTATAAACAATTTAATAATCGGTATTGAAGAGTTTCTAGATAATCCCAGAGCTGATAGAGGTAAGAAATACAAAGAATATTTCAGACTCTTACCTACAGAATTGACTGCGGTATTGATTGCTAGAACTGTAATTAACTCTATATCTCAAGAAAAGAAAAGAGCTTCTATGGCTGTAAAAGTAGGACGATCTATCGAGCGTGAAGTAGCCTTACAAAAATTTAAAGAGGTTAAGAACTTACATTTTGAAAATCTTCTGGTCGAGCATAAAGATTTAAAAAGCGAATCTAAAAAAGCGCATCAAATTTTAACCGATGCAAGAATTAAATACGGTTTTAATTATTCAACTTGGGGTGTTAAAACTTGCGGTGCTGTAGGATTAACAGCAATAACGATTATGGCTAAATATACTAGCATGATTGAAACGTATGAAAAAACTGAGTTCGGTAAAAAAGTAGGTTATGTTTCACCTACGAAAGGTATGGTTGAGTGGCTTGATCAAGCCCATGAGCAGAACGCTCTCTCCGAACCTTTGTATAGACCTATGATTAGTCCGCCGAGAAATTGGACAAATAATTTTGACGGTGGTTACTACCTTGATCAGTTTCAAGACAAGCGGTTAGTTGATGACCGTAAACATTATCACGACAATTTGACAGATAAAGAATGCCCTAAATTGTTTAGTGCTATAAACCACTTACAGTCATGCCCTTGGTCTGTTAACGAAAAAGTTCTTGATGTAATTAAAAATCTATGGCTTCAAGGTAACGCGATAGCAGGACTTCCAGACCCTAACAATAGACCTGAACCTGAATGGAATGAAGCTTATAAGGAAAACAAGATGTTAACTAGTATGTATAAATCTGATCTATATATGGCTCGTACATTTAATAGTAGAAATGTAGGATTACGTTATAGGTTACAATCATTACTAGAAATCGCTGAAGCTTATAAAAACAGTGTTATGTATTTTCCCTACAGTTGTGATTTTAGAGGTCGTGTATATCCTATACCCAAAGTTTTACAGCCTCAAGGTGACGATAAAGCTAAGGGTCTTTTACAGTTCTTTGAGGGTAAGCCTATAGAAAACAACAAACAAGAAGACTGGTTCTACATCCACGGTGCAAATTGTTGGGGTGAAGACAAAGTAAGTTTTGAAGACCGAATAAAATGGGTAAACAAAAATGCAAAATTTATAAGAGAGTGTGCAGACAATCCTTTAGATTTTACAAGGTGGGCAGAAGCTGATAAACCTTTCCAGTTCCTGGCTTGGGCTTTTGAGTTCAGGCAATATCAAAGACTAGGAAGTAAATTTATGAGTCGTATTCCAGTAGCGATGGACGGTTCAAATAACGGCTTGCAGATTATGTCTTTACTTTTAAAAAATAAGAATATTGCTGAACAAACTAATGTATTGCCTACTGATAAACCTCAAGACATTTATCAGAATCTATCTAACAAATTAATAGAGAGGTTACAAAATGATCCTACTAAAGAAAACTTAAACTGGTTACGCTATGGCATTGATCGGAAGCTATTAAAGAAAGCTATTATGGTAGTGCCTTACGGCGGTTCATTTACTACTTTATTAGAAATAATACAGTCAGAAGTTTATACACAATCTTTAATAAAAGGTGAGCTACCTTTTAAAAATCTTAGAAAGCATTGTGCAATTTTAACACGAACTTTGTGGACAGTAATCAAAGAAGAGCTAGTAGATGCTGTGGATTTAATGATGTGGTTAAAGCAAACTATTAGACCTGCCCTCCACGAAAACATCGAGCCTTCATTTGTTAGTCCGCTAGGTTTAAGGGTAAATCAAGGATATCGCAATACTAGAAGGCACGTTGTAAGAACAGCCCTGGGGTACAAAATAAAAAGATCGTGTAATGTTTTAGTAGACACAGATTTTTTAGCTTTTGGTAAAAATTGTAGAAGTATTTCCCCAAACTTCTTTCATTCGCTTGACGCATCCGTTATGCTGTCAACTGTGGAAAGGATGAAAGGATTAGGTATAAACGCGCTGTCTATGGTGCATGATAGCTTTGCTACTCACGCCCACAACGCGCCTCAACTTTCTACTCAACTTCGAGAGTCTGTTGTCGAGATATTCTCTGACAACTTACTTGAGAAATTTCAGCAAGACATTAAATCCTTAGTGCCTGATGCTGAGTATCCAGCCGTACCAGATCTGGGCGATTTGGATATTAATCTTTTACATAGGTCACGCTATTTCTTTAGCTGACCGCAACAACATTTTAAATATCATGGCAAAAACAATTGCAAGTGAAAAGGGAAGGGCTTTGTTTCCTTCATTAACTCCGGGTAAACCCAACGAAAGATTCTACGATGGTAAAGAAGGGAGCAAAGCTCCTTATGAAGTTTTACTTTGTGGAACTCCAGAGGCGTTAGAACCTACTATTAAAAAGCTACAAGCTATCCACCAGAAAGCAATCGACGCTCGTAAAGCTGAGATTAAAGGTACTAAAAAGAAACTTAAAGTGTTTCCTTTTCCCATACTAGAAACAGTGGAAGATAAGGACGGCAACCCAACAGGTGAGGTCGCTCTTAAGTGTAAGCTTAATGCTGAAAAGGATGACAGTGGTCAATGGAGAACTGATCAGTTTACAGTTTATGATTCTCAAGGTAATGAGTACACAGGTACTGAAGAGATAGGAAACGGCTCTACTATTAGAGTTGGTATCTTACCTAAAGTATGGCGTACTGATTCTTTGGGAGTAGGGATTACACTTAAAATAGGCGCAGTTCAAATTGTTGAGCTTATGTCTAAATCAGGTGTACCCTCTGATGCTGAAGGTTGGGGTTTTGAAAAAGAGGAGGGCTTCACAACTGCTGAAGAGTCTACTCCTAAAACCCCATTTGAAAAAGAAGAAGATTCTGAAGTGAATTTTAACTTCTAGAAAATGCAATTTAGTCTTCAACTCTTGCATGAACCTGTCGCAGCTAGTAGACCAAAAGTGACTCGGTGGTCTACTTTTTACGGCAAACGCTACACGGAGTACAGAGGTGCAGCTCCTGAAGCAATTGCTAAAGCTGTTAAGGTAGCGGGAGTTGAAGATTTTTTACCTATAAAAGAACACGTCCTTATAGTTGCAATCTATGAGGTCAAAAAACCTAAAACAACAAAACTCGATTTTCCAAAACCAGATATAGATAATTACGACAAGGCTCTTTTTGACGCTCTAAGTAAGGCAGGAATTTGGTTGGACGATCACCAAATATTAGCCTCGTTTTCTATGAAACGTTGGGCAAAGAAAGAACCATGTACAAAGATAATGATAATGACTCTCAATTCGTCAGGCACATACCCTGCGACAAATGCGGAAGTAAAGATAACGCAAGCTTATATTCAGACGGCCATACGTTCTGTTTTGGATGCAACCACCGAGAACCCGGTGAAGGTGAAGTAAGTAACTATAAACCTAAACCTAAAGTGTCCTCAGAGCTGAGAGAAATTGAATATTCTAACCTCGAAAATAGAAAGATAAACGAGGAAACTTGCCGTAAATGGAAGTACGGTTATGGCTACAGTAAAGAAGGTAGGCCAGTACATATAGCAACTTACTGTGACGATTACGGTAAGCCTGTAGCACAGAAGCTACGCGGTGCAGGAAAAGAATTTTCTATAGTAGGTGACGCATCTAAGATGGGTTTATATGGAAAACATCTTTGGCAATCAGGTGGCAAGATGGTCACGGTGGTAGAAGGTGAGATAGATGCTTTATCAGTTAGTCAACAAACAGGTAACAAGTACGCAGTCGTAAGTGTTCCAAACGGTTGTCAAGCAGCTAAGAAAATTATAGCTAAAGAATTAGAGTGGCTCGAAACTTTTCAGTCGTGTGTGTTCATGTTTGACCAAGATGAGCAAGGTCAGCAAGCTGCTAAAGAATGTGCGCTGATGTTGAGTCCAGGCAAAGCAAAGATAGCTTACCTTCCATTGAAAGATGCTAGTGAGATGTTACAAGCAGGTCGAGGGCATGAGATAATTCAGGCTCAATTTGGTGCAAAAATTTTTAGACCAGATGGCATAGTCAGTGCAGATACACTTTGGGAAAAGGTATCGGAAGTCAACGACCAAGAATGTATTCCTTACCCTTGGAATGGATTAAATGATAAGAGTGGAGGAATTCGTACAGGCGAACTAGTGTGCCTGACCGCAGGTACTGGTATTGGGAAATCCTCAGTGTGTCGAGAGCTTGCGTATTACTTGTTAAAACTAGATAAGCAAGTTGGCTATATAGCTCTAGAAGAATCTGTTAAAAGAACTGCTCAGGGGATTATCGGATTAGAATTAAATAAACCCATTCACCTGCACGGTTACGAAGTCGATGAAGCTACGTTAAAAAAAGGATTTGATGCCACGCTAGGACGTGGAGGTCTAACGCTGTATGATCACTTTGGTTCAACGAATGCAGACAATTTATTAAATAAAGTGCGGTACATGAGCGTGGCTATGGGCGCAGAATATATTATCCTCGACCACCTTTCTATTGTTGTTTCTGGCTACGAGGATGGTGACGAGCGTAGGCGTATTGATGCTGTGATGACCAAGCTCAGAAGCCTCGTCGAGGAGCTAGGTATCTGCCTCTTCCTTGTGAGCCATTTAAAGCGTCCTATGAACACTTCTCACGAAGAAGGGGGTCAAACTAGCTTGGCACAACTGCGTGGCTCACAGGCCATTCCACAGCTTAGTGACATAGTGCTAGGCTTTGAGAGGAATCAACAAGATCCTAAACTCGCTCACGTTACTACAGTGCGCGTATTGAAAAACAGGTACTCTGGGGAAACAGGCATTACTTGTTATTTGAAATACGACCGCGACACAGGTAGGCTACATGAGTGCGAACCTAGCTTTGAAGCTAGTAAGCCTAACACTAACAATCACACTAAACAAACCGTACCATTTTAAAGGGGAAAAATGACTCAACACAATATCACTACAAATGAATATAACCACTACACCGCTCAAGTAACTAACGCTATCCAAGAACTAGGCAAGAGGCCGTTCAAGGATACGTTTATTTTTGACATAGAGACTGATGGCTTTGATGCTACAAAGATACACTGCGTAGGTTTATCTACACCTCTAGGTGAGAGAGCAATATATTCAGGTAAAAGTTTAAAGATGGGCCTTGATCATCTAGCTAATGCTAAACATTTAATAGGCCACAACATAATAGGATTTGATATACCTGTTATTGAAAAGCTTTATCCAAAGTGGAAGACTAGGGCAAAGATAAGTGACACTCTAGTGATGTCTCGTCTAGGTTATCCTGATGTTCTTAACTATGATTACACTGATGTTAATAAAAACAATCTACCTAAATCTCTTTACGGTAGGCATAGCTTAGAAGCTTGGGGATATCGTCTAGGAATTCTTAAAGGAGATTTAGGATCAGAAGGCAATGAAACTGATTGGTCGGAATACACTGACGAGATGGGTGACTACTGCTTACAAGACGTTTCTGTAAACCTAGTTTTATATGAACACTTACTTAAGAAAGGCGTGTCAGAGAAATGCTTAGAGCTTGAGCAAGACTTTATGTTAGCGATACATAACATGATGCAAAACGGTTTCCACTTTGATACCCAGAAAGGTGTTGAGTTATATGCAAAGTTACAAAAGCGTAAGGGAGAGATTGAAGGCGGTCTGCAAAAGATATTCCCACCTCAGATTACTTACATGAAAACTCCTCAATACTATATTGACCGCTATGATAATAAATATAGGATAAAATCTGAAGCTCCTAAAGATGAGCGAGCCTCTTTGAGAAGAGGGCCTTTAAAAGAAAAGCGTGTACCTTTTAATCCAAACAGTCGTGATCAAATTGGTAAAGCTTTTATTGAGAAGTATGAATGGAAGCCTGATAAGTTTACTCCAGAAGGTAAGCCTAAAGTTGATGAAGCAGTTCTTAACTCTTTGCCTTATCCTGAAGCTAAACCTTTAGCGGAGTACATGATGCTCACTAAACGTATAGGCCAACTTGCTGAAGGTGATGCCGCTTGGTTGAAGCTAGAGAAGAACAATAGAATACACGGATTTGTGAACCACAATGGTGCTGTTTCGGGCCGCTGTACCCACAGCCGACCTAACTTAGGTCAAGTGCCTGCGGTACGCGCTCCTTACGGTAAAGAATGTAGGTCACTGTTTAACGTACCTCCAGGATATAAATTAGTAGGTGCAGATATGAGTGGCTTAGAGCTACGTTGTTTAGCCCATTATCTACATACATGGGATGAGGGGGAATATGCAAATGAAGTTGTATCAGGTGACATACACGCTGTTAACCAATGGGCAGCAGGTTTAGAAACTCGCGATGAAGCCAAGCGTTTTATCTACGCATTTCTTTACGGTGGAGGATCAAAGCTTATAGGAAGTATTGTTGGTGGTAACGAGCGTGACGGCATGATGCTGAAGCGTAAGTTTCTAAATTCTCTACCTGCTTTAGACTCTTTGATAGAAGCTGTGCAAACAAAAGTATTAGAGAAAGGTTATTTAGTAGGATTAGATGGCCGACCTCTACCTAGTCGTTCAGTACATTCTGCACTTAACTTATTACTACAGAGCTGTGGCGCAGTGCTGATGAAGAAGGCCACTGTTAAATTAGTAGAGCAGATTAAACTGAAAGGATTGGACGCTAAGTTGGTAGCTCATGTTCACGATGAGGTGCAGATTGAGGTACATGAGCAAGAGGCCGACTACGTTGGGAGGCTTGCTGTGAAATGTTTCCAGTACGCAGGACAAGCTTTTAAATTGAATTGCCCACTTGATGGTGAGTACCATATAGGCGATAATTGGTCGGAGACACATTAACGATGAAGATATTAGTAGCGTGCGAAGAAAGCCAAGCTATCACTAAAGAGTTTAGGAAGCGAGGACATCAAGCTTTTAGTTGCGATTTACAGCCGTGTAGTGGCGGTCATCCAGAATGGCATTTTCAAGATGATGCTTTAAAGGTCGCTCACGGATGGTTCGACAGTAATGAAGTTACATTAAATGATAACTTTGATTTAAAGTTTGACGTTTGGGATGATGAACATGAATACGAATATGATGAGCATCGTATTAGGAGAATAGGCTGGGAATGGGATATGATGATTGCTCATCCGCCTTGCACCTATTTATCAGTGAGTGGAGCGAGATGGATGTATCACCCTGATGATGGGCATTTACCTATTAAAGAAAGAAGGAGGCATCCTAAACATCCAAACAGAAAGGAGCAACAAAAAGAAGCTTTAGATTTTGTTCAAGCTTTAATGGATGCTCCTATTCCTAGGATTGCTATTGAAAACCCTGTCAGTGTAATATCTTCTAAGATTAGAAAATCTGATCAAACAATACAACCGTACCATTTTGGAGATGAGGCTACAAAGACAACTTGTTTGTGGTTAAAGAATTTACCTAAACTAGTACCTACTAAAATTGTAGGGAAAGGAGAATTTGTTGATTTTAAAAGCGGTAAAAAAATGAGTAAGTGGTACTACGAATTATCAAGATTACCGCATAAAGAAAGAGGGATAGCTCGGAGTAAAACATTTCCAGGTATAGCTAAAGCTGTTGCAAATCAATGGGGTACTCTATCTTCATTTCAAAAAAACTTATTTGATATAACATGATTAAAATCCTACAAGACCCTGAACCCCTTCTGCTGATAGATGCCGACATACCCCTGTACAAATCCTCGTTCTCTGTTGAGCAGGTTTGGGATTGGACTGACGATGTAGTAGCTATTGAAGCTGACATAACAGAAGCCGAGCTTGTATTTGATATGTGGATAGATAAAGTAGTAAAGGCTTTTCCTCGCTCATACACCCCAATACTCTGCTTTTCAGGCCACGGAAACTATAGAAAAACAATTCTACAGACGTATAAGGCCAATAGAGCAAAGAAGCGTAAGCCTGTATTACTGAAAAGTTTGAGGGAAATTGCTGAGGAGAAGTACCTTTGCATGAGTCTCAGGGGCTTGGAGGCAGACGATCTACTCGGCCTTCTTTCAGAGTCAGGTATTATGATTTCTATTGACAAAGACCTGCGGACTGTCCCAGGCATGTTGTATAATCCTGATAAGCCTGAAGACGGCGTTGAGCTAATCGACAAAGAACAGGCTGACTATAATCATCTATATCAAACTCTAGTCGGTGACTATACAGACGGATACTCAGGATGCCCTAGGGTAGGGCCAATGAGAGCATCAAATATATTACGAAAAGATAACTCTTGGGAAGCTGTAGTAGAGGCTTATAAAAGTCGCGGGCTTGATGAGGAAGATGCTTTAGTGCAAGCTAGGGTAGCTCGTATTCTTAGGCCAGGCGAATACGATTTCCAATTAAGGAAGCCAAAACTATGGTCACCAAATGAATATCAAACTAATTAAATGCCTCTACCAGATACTATAAACGTCCTAGGATCACTCTTCAAAATTAAACAAACTACATTATTAGATAATGAAGAAAGCCAATCATACGGAGAATGGGACGGTAGTGACTTTACTATCTATTTAGAAATTAGTAGCCCTCCAGCACATAAGGCCATAACAGTTTTGCATGAATGCATTCACGGCCTGGACGAGCTGACCCACATGAGGCTTAGTCATCAGAACGTGTATATCTTATCTCAGGCTTTGTTTCAAATAATAGTGCAGAACCCTGAGCTAATTAAATATATAGCTGATTCCCCTATGCTAGAAGAAGAGTGGAATCGGAGCAGAACACGCCACGATAATAAAAGCGAGGATGGCGAGAACGGCTGAATAAAATATAACTTGTCTTTTAATTTTCATACTTAATATTTAGGCTTACGCTTCCTAGGAGTGGGAGGCTTCTTTTTATTTCTTTTCTTCATGATCATTCTCTAATTGTTGCTGAACAATATCGTGCATAAGTTCAGTAGGGTCGCGTTTTTCAGCGACATCTGTAATACCTTTTAATATAGAAGATATTTGTGTAACCACTAATGTAATCAAAGTAGCTACGATAGCAAGGTTTTCTCCGTCCATGTATTGCACAGATAGTAGAAAAGCAAGTACAAGTAGGCATAAATAAAACGCACCAAACTTAGCTAGGTGCTTGCCACCAACTTCCTTCGCGGACTCAGTTGCGCGGATTTCTTTTATACGCCCACTTAATTCAGCCTTACGAAGAGCTAAAGTAGACTTCAGTTCTGCCATCTTTAATTGAATTGCTTCCTTTGTAGAACCTAAGAGCTGTGCTTCTTTAGCAGCTTTGTCCATACCATTGCCGTTACCATTACCATTTTCTTCTGGCAGTTTATACGGAGGGTCACCACCGTTAACAATCTTAGAAGCCTCTTCAGGCTCTAAGTATTTTTTATCATCATCAGTTTTCTTTTTATTAGGCATCTCTATTACCACCGTATTTCTTGTTGTAAAGCATACGAATATGCGTAACTGCTAAATCAGGAAATAATGCAAGCAACCCAAAAATACTTTTAAGGAAAAAAACAATAGGTGCGCGGAGCGAGGGGAAACAGAAAGTGAGAATTATTGCGATCCAACTGTAATTATATAAACTGCTTTCTATATCTTTAGACACCTGGCCTACCGCTGTAGTAGCTGTTGGAGTAGTTGTTGGAGTCGGAGAAACATTAGGAACACTGGGTAAACTAGGAGTCAGCAGACTGCAAGAACTCAGTGTTAATAATAATAGATAACGCATTATGTGTTGTTTTCAAATACCGCAAATGTAACGCTTTCAGAATCATCACTTAAACTGTTTGATGCATCTCTGATCGCTATGTTGAATCCAGTTGCAGCAATTGAACTTGCACTACAGGTCATAATCGTTCCTGCGGAATCCTCATATGAAAGTAAAACTGTATAATTCGTTGTGGACATATCAGTGTCGATAACCACACTGTACTGCCCTGCACCACTTCTAGATATCGATGATACATTATAGCTAGTTCCAAGCAGTGCTGGAGAAGATACTGTCGTAAATCTGCCAAAGGCTTTGGGAATAAACTGCATCTTTGCTTCAAGTGCGGCGATCCTAGCCTCGTATCCTGAAAGCCCTGCGGGTAACGCTGCCACTGCTGTGTTCATTGTGTTTAAATTTACTGAACTAGTAACAGTAATATTATCTGTTTTAGCTTTGATACCTATAATTTCTACATCTTTATCTAGCTGATTGGCCTGGCCTGTAAGAGCTTGATTCTGACGGCGAAATTCGTGTGGATTGCGACCTCTCATTTTGCTAACCAAGCGACTCCTGCGCTAATTGCTGTTGATAATATAGCTACCGCACCTATCAATGCCGACCGTGAATTTTCTAGCTCTCTAAGACGCTCGTCATGCTTTTGTATAGTTTCATTATGAGCATTTGTAATAGCAATTAATGCGTCCATCTTGCCCTCTAAACGGCCTAGTGCTAAAAGTAAATCTTGTTGTTGATCAGTCATCACGCCTCATTGTTTCATCTATAGTGTAATCAGATAGTTTACGGCCTAGAGTTGTAAGCCATTTAGAGCGTTCACTGTTCCAACGCTTGCGTTCTTCATCAAACCTTAAAGACAGCTCCTCCATTTTCTTAAGGAGAAACCGCTCTCTAAGTATTGAATAGACTACCCAACATCCTAATACGCCGTAGTCTATAAGTGTTTGTGTGAAATCCATTATTCAAATATATTTGATTGGAGGAGTAATTTACCTGCTTCTACAGCAGCTTGGTCTTTATCTTCTACCAAATTATCTAAAGCTTCGACATATTTAGCTTTCATGTCAGGATTCTTTTTTATATGCTCCACTGCTTTGCCTAAACTTAAATTAAAATATAGACCTAACATTTGCATATCATCGTCATCACTATTCAAAAGGTCTGTAACCATTCGAGCTTTTGCCAAATCTCTATAAGTATTTTGAATCTTTTTTATCACGCTGATTTTATTTTCTCCTAATTTAACACTAGGGTCAAAATCTGGTAAAGCTTGATATTCTTTAGTTTTTATAAAAGCTTCTATAGCTTGCCTTTGATTAAATCCATTTTCAGGGTTCTCTAAAGTACCTGCTAAGTTTTGGTATTTTGAATACATTGTCCAAGTACGCTTCACACCGTCAGCTTCAAATGTCCAATCAAAGTTTCTTAAATCTATCGGAATGTTTTTAACATTTAAAATTGGAGAAGGATTTGATATTGGAAATCCTGATTCCTCTCCCCAATAAGGTTGCCACTGTCTCATAACTTCTCTAGCTATAAGATCATCTTGAAATTTAGAATACCCAATAGCACCTGCTACTGTAGTACTGCTTATTTCGTTTTTACCTGTAAAAGCTCTAAACCAACTTGGGCCATTCCAATACTCTTGTACTTTTAAAACACCCCCAAAAGGTTCAAAAACAGGGTCAATTTCTTTCGACATCCCAGGTGTACGAGCTTTTAGTATTCTTCCAAACTCGACAAACATTTTAACTTCATCTGAAATATTAGGATTACGTTTAACATCATCGTGAACAATTGATATTCTTTTCGTTAAACTGCCTCCAGGATTTAAATTACCTACAATATTTCTTATTGCTACTTGCTTTTGATTAGTATCATCTGAACTCATCAGTGCCCCTAAGTTTGAAACACCTCTAGCCATTGACCTATCATCTAAACTTTTATGTGCGCTCATCGCACCGATAGCAATCAAATCGTTTAAGGAAGCTTCATCTAAATTTTGACCTGAAGTAAATTTATATGATTCTGAAACATCTGCAACAGTTGCAAGCCATGCCGCATAAGGGTCAGCTCTTAAGTATGAAATATAATTATATGACATATAAGTTTCACCTGTAAGAGGGTCAACTTTTTCACCTGCCTCAACTCTGTAAGAGTAAGATTTCCATCCTGTTTTTTCTAACATCCTACGAGCTTTAGGATCTGCAGGGCCTCCTCCAGTTATTCTACCCTCAGTTGCTAAACCATAAGCCCAAGTTGTCATTGCAGCACCTGTTGTTGCTTTCGCATAAAATTGACCTGCAGCTTCTTTTTCAGCTGGGGTCTTAGGGA